ACAGCCAATGTTAGCGGTGCGGTCTATGGTAAGATCATGGATAAGATGGAACAAAAAAATCAGATAGGAAGATATCCTTATGATCCTGGGTTTCCTGTCGATGTTTATTTTGATTTAGGTATATCAGATGATACCAGTTTATTATTTATTCAACAAATTAACCGAGCCATCATGGTCTTTGACTGTTATTCCAATAATAACAAAAGCCTAGATCACTATGCGGATTATATAAAACAAACAGGATATAATATTAGAAATTATATTTTTCCACACGATATAGAACATAGAGAGATGTCTACTGGACATTCCAGAAAAGAATATGCATTTAGTATGGGAATGCGACCTATCAGAGTTTGTCCAAAGCTACCGATAGAGGATGGTATTCATGCTGGACAACTCTTGCTAAATCGTACATATATTGATAGAGATAATTGTAAACCATTCCTGGATGCGATGAGATGGTATCATCGTAAATGGTTAGACAAGTTAAAAACTTTTTCTAAACCAGTCCATGATTGGTCAAGTCATTATTGTGATGCCTGGAGAACTGCAGCTATTGCAATAAGAGATTTAGATTTTGACAACACAGCTCCTCCGCAACAATATGCAGAGGGGTTAAATTACGATCCACTAGGGAGGGATTGATATGGGATTTTTAAGACCAAAGACACCACCGCCACCACCGCCTCCAGCTCCGCTGCCACCAGTACCAGCTGCGACTAGAGAAGAATTACCTGGCGAGTCTACAGAAATGATTAATCAGACAATGAAAAGAAAAAGATCTGGTTATACAAAAACAATTCTTACATCCAAAAAAGGTGTAGAAGAAGATCCACAAGTTTATACAAAAACTTTGTTAGGTGGCTAAATGAGTTCAGAAGGAGCAACACAAAAGAGAAACCAGGAAAGAGCTGCTAAGACGCAAGAGCTGATGGAAAATATTATGACGGGTGGAGAGATCTCTAAAAAGAGAGAAGCTGAATTACAAAAAGCAGCAGATGCGGGTAGAGGTATACAGTTTATAGAAGGATCACCGACAGTAGGTAATCTTTATCAAAGTGATGGTAAGGGTGGAAAAAAACCAGTAATGAGAACGGGAGCTTCTGCTGTTGATTACACAGGAAGAATAGCTGCGTCTGCACCAACATTTGGAGAACTAGCGGGTGATTTAGCAAGAGCAGTTTTTGGTGGTCAAGCAAAAGATCCAGCATATCTCAGAGAGCCTATTAGTTCTGCTCCAGGTACAACTACAACAAACTATATGCAGTACACACCAAAACCACAAAAGGTAAAAGGGATTGTACCTAGTATGATAGAAAAAGGTGGTACACCAATAGGCATAGCGATGAACTCAATCTTAGGTAAAGAAAATATTACTAAAGAAACACCAACAGAAAAAAGAAAAAGAATTTATGAACAGGGTGTTAAAGATTATTCCACACTATTAGGTGGACAGAGAAATAAGAAAGGTGGATTAATTAAATAATGCATGGCAAGGATTTAAGAAGCCAGTTTGGTCAATTAAAAACGAAAAGACAAAACTGGGAAAGTCATTGGCAAGAAGTAGCAGACTACTGCCTACCAAGACGAGCTGATGTAACAACAGCAAGATCAAGAGGAGATAAAAGAACAGAAAGAATATTTGATGGTACAGCTCTGCATAGCCTGGAGCTACTAGCTTCTTCTTTACATGGAATGCTGACTAACGCAGCTACTCCCTGGTTCTCTATGAGATTTAAAGATGAAATGATCTCTAGTGTAGAAGAAAACAAAGAATGGTTAGAGTCATGTACTGCAACCATGTATATGGCATTAGATAGATCTAATTTTCAACAAGAAGTACACGAACTCTATACAGACATGGTAGCCTTTGGTACTGGCTGTATGATGATTGAGGATGATGAAAAAGATTTTGTAAGATTTTCAACCAGGCATATTAAAGAAATATATATCCAGGAAAATAACCAGGGTGTTGTTGATACAATCCATCGTGAGTTAAAGATGACAGCGAGAGCTGCATACCTACAGTTCGGAGATAAATTACCAAAAAGAATTGCAAAGATAGTAAAAGAATCACCGCATGATGATGTAACTCTATATCATTGTATTAAGCCTAATGATGAACTTAATCCTTATAAACTAGATAATAAATCTATGGAGTATAGCTCCATCTATTACGATGATGATGGAACAATTATTAGTGTATCTGGTTTTAGAGAGTTTCCTTTTGTCGTACCAAGATGGTTAAAATCTAGTAATGAAGTGTATGGCAGATCTCCATCTATGACAGCTCTTGCTGATATTAAGATGATTAATAAGATGGCAGAAACAACAATTAAAGCAGCACAAAAAATGGTAGATCCTCCGCTACTTGTACCAGATGACTCTTTTATGCTACCAGTAAGAACACAACCAGGCGGATTGAACTTTTATAGATCTGGTACTAGAGATACAATCACACCATTAAATATTGGTGCGAACACACCACTAGGTTTAAATATAGAAGAACAAAGAAGAACAGCTATTAAACAAGCCTATTATGTCGATCAATTATTGATGTCGCAAAATATCCAAATGACAGCAACAGAGGTAATGCAACGTAATGAAGAAAAGATGAGATTGTTAGCTCCTGTATTGGGTAGATTACAATCAGAAATGTTGCAGCCTTTAATTAATAGAACTTTCAATATTCTACTAAGGAAAGGAATATTACCAGCAGCTCCAGAAGAACTACAAGGTCAAACTATTGATATTGAATATGTATCACCATTAGCAAGATCTCAGAAACAAGGAGATGTCCAGGCAATATTACGAACCTTAGAGATAGTTACACCGATGGCACAGATGAGTCCAGTCATGGATTTCATTGACACCGATAAGATGGTTAAACACTTAGCAGATATTTTAGGTGTACCATCCAAGGTAGTAAGATCAGCTAATGAAGTAATGCAGATCCGTAAGCAAAGAGCTGAAGCACAACAAGCACAAGCACAAGCTCAACAGGATATGCAAACAGCAGAAGCTGGTGGAAAAGTAGCTCCATTAGTGAGAGAACTAAATCGTGGACAGTAAAAAAGTAGAAGAACTACTTAAAGACTACAAAATTACTTTTGGAACTGTTCAAGGAGAAAAGGTGTTACAAGATCTTGAAAATAGATTTCATCACAATGTAACTACATTTTCCAAAGACGCATTAGAGATGGCATACCTGGAAGGACAGAGATCTGTCATCTTAATGATTAAAAATATAATTAAGGAGAATAAGAAAAAATGAGTGAAGAACAGACAACTGTTGTCGGAGAACAACAATCTGAGCAGCCACAGGCGGAAGCACAAACAACAGACACAGGAGCTACGTTCCTGGATACGTTACCAGAAGATATAAGAGGAGAACCATCCTTAAAGAATTTTACTAATTCTGGAGATCTAGCAAAAAGTTTTATTCATGCACAACGTATGGTAGGCATGGATAAGATACCAGTACCAGGTAAACATTCGACAGAAGATGATTGGCAAGTTATTTATGACAGATTAGGTAGACCATCTGATCCTAATGAATATTCTTTTGAGAACTCATCATTCCAGGCAGACGATCCTGGTGTTGCAGAATTTAAAAAAGTAGCTCACGCAGCTGGATTAAATCCTAGCCAGGCTAATAAGATCATGCAATTTTATGATGGGTTACAACAATCATCTGCAGAAACAGTTACTGCTAATCAACAGAAAGTAAGAGAAGAATCAGAGCTAGAGCTGCGTAAAGATTTTGGTCTTGCTTTTGATAAAAAAGTACAACAAGCAGACGATGTATTTCAAAAATTTTTTCCGAATGAGATGAAAGATGTCAAACTAGCAAATGGAAATTTGTTAGGCAACGAACCTATCTTTATAAAAGCACTTGCAAAGTTAGCTGATAACTTTTCTGAAGATAGTATGCAGTCTGAAAATGACTTGACATTGACACCAGATGATGCTCAAAAAGAAATAGACAAGCTGGTGAGTCCAGGCACTCCCTATTGGGATAAGAAACATCCTGGTCATCAAGCAGCTGTTGAAGAAGTTGCCATGCTCCAGAATATGAAGCATGGGATCATTCCAGAATAATCCGCAAGGACTCTGGCGACACTAGGAACAGACTGGCATCTATCAGATGTAAAATGAAGGTAAAACTCGAAAGGGATAATTTATCGACAGTATATTAACAAACTAAGAAAGGAAATGACGAAATGTCAAACCAAATAACCACTGCGTTTGTGGAACAGTATAGTAACAACGTAACTATGCTTTCACAACAAATGGGTTCTTTACTTAGAAATGCTGTTGATGTTGAAACTGTAAAAGGAAAAAATGCTTTCTTTGAACAGATTGGAGAAGTTACAGCACAAGTAAGAACTTCAAGACATTCAGACACTCCTCAGTTAGACACACCCCACTCTCGTAGAAGGGTAAGTCTAGCGGATTACGAGTGGGCTGATCTTATAGACGACCAAGACAAAATCAGAATGTTAATTGATCCTACATCCTCATATGCTAAAGCAGCAGCTGCAGCGATGGGTAGATCTATGGATGATGTTATCATTACTGCTTTAGGCGGCACAGCTAATACAGGAGTATCTGGTGGTACTTCTACAGCTTTACCATCTTCACAGAAGCCTTTTTCTGCTTCACAATCAGATGGTTTAACAATCGCCAAACTATTAGAAGCTAAATTTCTTATGGATGATGCAAGTGTTGATCCTTCACTCAAGAGATTTTTTGTATGTTCACCAAAACAAATTCAAGATTTGTTGAACACTACTGAAGTGAAATCATCTGATTTCAACACAGTAAAAGCTCTTGCACAAGGACAGCTAAACTCATTCTTAGGTTTTGAGTTCATTATGTCTACAAGACTTAGCTTTGATTCTACTAACACTGACGACAGACTTTGTTATGCTTTCACAGAAGATGCTATCAAACTTGCTATTGGTAAGGATGTAACAGCTCGTATTGATGAGAGATCAGATAAAGGCTATTCTACCCAGGTATACTATTGCATGAGCATTGGTGCTACCAGAATGGAAGAAGAAAAAGTCGTTGAAGTCGCTTGTGATGAATAGGAGTAAAACATGGCTAGTGTAAAAGGTGCAAACATAACCAACATGGACAGCACACCAGCTGTCAATGTATCATCAGAAAATGCGGGAGGTAAAATCAGAGTATTTCACGATACTTATGAAGCATCCTCTTTAGCTTCTGGTTCTGATATCACTATCGCAAGAATACCAGCAAATGCCACAATTCACGATGTAGTCGTAAAATGTGATGCATTAGGTTCTGGTGTTACTCTTAAAGTCGGTGATTCTAGTGATGATGATAGATTTATTACTGTTGTCGGAACTTGGAACGTAGCTGGACAATCTCAGTCTATGTTAGCGGGTTCTTCTACTGGTGCGCCAGTACCAGCAGTAACTGGTCTAGGCTATAGAACTACAGCATCCACAGATGTTCTAATTACTACTGGCGGTGCATCCGCTACTGGAACAATCTTTGCATGGGTAATGTACTCTGTAGAGTAATTTATTTGGGGGAGCATTTGCTCCCCTAATATGATATAAAATGGATGTATGGGAAATATTATTTAAGGAGAAACAAATGCCAAAAGTAGGAAAAAAATCATATCCATATACTAAAGCTGGAATGGCAGCTGCTAAGAAAGATGCTAAGAAGTCTGGCAAAAAAATGTCATATGGGAAGAAAAAATAATGTTAAAGGGTAATCAAAAAAAATTAGACGCAAATAAAGATGGTAAGATATCTGGTAAAGATTTTGCGATGTTAAGAAATAGACCAAGAACAAAAAGTATTAAACGTAATGTAGGAATGGATCAGAAAAAGAATGGCTAAAAAAGGATTATATTACAACATTAACCAAAGAAAAAAGAAGGGTATTTCAAGACCAAAATCAAAGTCTACTATTTCAGACTCAGCCTATGCTAACATGAAAGCTGGTTTTCCAAAGAAAAAGAAAAAAACCATGATTGGCTAAGATGGTAGCGAAGAAGTATCAAAATAAAAGTGGTGGATTAAACCAGGCTGGTAGAGATTATTTTAAACGTACAGAAGGATCTAATCTAAAAGCACCAGTCAAATCTGGAACTAATCCACGCAGAGTTTCTTTTGCAGCCAGGTTTGCTGGTATGAAAGGATCAATGAAAAAACCAGATGGCAGTCCGACCAGGAAAGCTCTTGCCTTAAAAAAATGGGGTTTTGGATCAGTAGAAGCAGCTCGTAACTTTGCTAACAGACATAAAAAGAAAAAAAGGACTATGGTAGGATGACATCAGTAGTAGAAATTTGTAACTCAGCACTCAATATTTTAGGTGCAAATAATATTACAGCTCTGACAGAAGATAGTAAAAATGCCAGGCTGTGTAATCAACGATATGAACCATTACGAGATGCAGTATTTAGAGAACATACCTGGAACTGTTTAATCAAAAGAGTTGAATTAGCACAAGATACAGATACTCCAACACATGAATATAGTTATCAATATCAGCTGCCTAGTGATTGTATTAGGGTTTTGTCGCTAGGTGGTTATCATAATGGAACATCATCAAACCTAGATGGTGGACAAAAATTTAAAGTTGAAGGTAGAAAAATATTAACAGACGAAGAAACTGTTTATTTAATCTATTCAGCCAGGATAACAGATCCTACACAATACGATACATTGTTAATTGAAAGTTTAGTATCCAGGTTAGCAGCAGAATTATGTTATGCTGTTACTAGCTCTACAAGTTTAGCAGTAGCTCTTAAAAGTGATTATCAAGAAAAGCTAAGATTAGCTAGACACGCAGATGCTACTGAAGGTACTGCAGATGTATTAGACTCCTCAACCTACATCAATGCGAGGTACTAATGCCAAGACAAACTGTTGCTTATACTAATTTTACAGCTGGTCAATTATCACCTAGATTAGACGGAAGAACAGATCTTACAAAATATTATAATGGTGCAAAAACATTAAATAATTTTACAATACAGCCACATGGAGGAGCTAGTCGTAGACCAGGCACAAGATTTATACACGAAGTTAAAGATAGCTCTAATGCAGCCAGGCTAATACCTTTTGAGTTTTCTACAGTACAAACCTATGTTTTAGAATTAGGAAATCAATACATACGTTTTTTTAAAGACAAAGGAATTATCACTGAGTCTAATGTGTCAATATCGGGTATCACCAAAGCAAATCCAGCAGTTGTAACTGCAACAGGACATGGTTATAACAATGGCGATCATGTTATTATTACTTCAGTTAGTGGGATGGTGGAAGTCAATGGTAAAACTTTTATTGTCGCTAACAAAACCACCAACACATTTGAGCTTACAGATGTTGATGGGAACAATGTCAATTCTAGTAGTTTTACTACCTACACTTCTGGTGGTGTTGTTAATAGAATATATCAAATTACTTCCCCTTACGCAGCTGCCGATCTAAGTGCTATCAAATTTGCACAATCTGCTGATATTATGTATCTCGTACATCCAGATTACAGTGTCCGAAAACTCACTAGGACTGGTCATACAAGTTGGTCTTTAACAGAAGTAGATTTTACTAATGGTGTTTATCTACCAGACAATGCAACCACAACAACATTAAATCCATCTCATCATACTGTAGGCACAGGAAGAACAGTTGTTGCATCTGCAACCACAGGAATAAATGGAGGATCTGGTTTTCAATCAACAGATGTTGGTAGATTATTACGATTTGGATCTGGTCATGGAAAGATAACAGCAGTCGCTGATACTCTTAATTTTACTATGGAAATTTTAGTAGATATGGGATCTGCTACAGCATCAACAGATTTTGCTTTAGGTTCTTTTTCTGACACAACAGGACATCCATCTTGTGTTACTTTTTTTGAACAAAGATTAGTTTTTGCATCTACTACAGATGAACCTCAAACATTATTTTTCTCCAGGGTAAATAATTACGAAGATTTTGAAGATGATAGAAATGGCACAGTTACAGATTTATCTGCGATGACATATACGATTGCTTCTAATAGAGTTAATACGATTAGATATTTATCCGCACAAAGATCTTTGATAGCGGGTACTACGGGTGGTGAATTTGTTGTATCTGCATCGGGTACGACTCAGCCAATTACACCAACCAATATACAAATTCAAAGACAAACATCCTATGGAACAGCTAATGTAGATGCTATCCAGGTAGCGAATGTTACGATGTTTTTACAGAGAGCTAAAAGAAAAATTAGAGAACTAACCTATAGTTTTGACTTTGACTCTTATGTAGCTCCCGATATGACGATCCTGGCAGAGAATATTACAGAGTCTGGTGTTAAAGAATTATCTTATCAACAAGAACCAGAAAGTATTATCTGGGGAACAAGAGAAGATGGTAAGTTAATTGGTCTAACATATCAACGAGCAGAGGATGTAGTCGGATGGCATATTCATGAAGTAGGTGGTTCTTTTGGTTCAGATAGTTTTGCTCATGTAGAAAATATTGCCACTATACCTGGAGATGCAGATGAAGATGATTTATACATGGTAGTAAAAAGAACTATTAATGGATCTACAAGAAGATATGTCGAATATTTAACAAACTATGATTATGGAGATAGTATTACAGATGCTTTCTTTGTTGATAGTGGTTTAGCTTATAATGGATCTGCTACAACAAGCATATCTGGATTAGATCATTTAGAAGGACAAACTGTATCTATCCTGGCTAATGGTTCAACACATCCAGATAAAACAGTATCTAATGGAGCTGTTACCTTAGATAGAAGCTCTACCAAAGTACAAATAGGATTAGCTTATACCAGCTTATTACAGACAATGAGAATAGAAGCGGGAGCTGCAGAGGGTGTAGCTCAAGGTCAAACAAAACGTATACACGAAGTTACAATAAGATTACTAAATTCTGTCGGTGTTGAAATAGGATCAGATTTAACCAATATGGAAAGAATACCATTTAGAAGTTCAGCAGATGCGATGGACACAGCGATAGCTCCATTTAGTGGAGATAAACAAGTAGAATTTAGAGGAGATTTTGAAACTGATGGATTTATCTATGTAAGGCAAACGCAGCCTTTACCAATAAATATTATTGGTATATATCCAAGAGTTACAACAAATGAAGGGTAATTTAAATATCATTCCCTTCAAGACAGAACATGGTTTGACAATGACAAGAGGTATTATGAATGATCCAGCAGTAAAAATAGATAAAGCCTGGGAAAGTCATTTACATAACCTGGAACAACCTGGTCAAGCCTTCACTGCTGTCTATAATAATCAATACATCGTATCGGGTGGTATTTGTCATATGTGGGATAAAGTTTATGAAGGATGGGTACTAGCATCCGATAAAATATGGGATCATCCGAGAGCTGCAGCAAGAGCTGTGAAAAAAGGATTAGAACAGTTGATTGCAGAAAATAAAGTTGTACGATTGCAAACAGCTGTTAAAAAAGACTTTGAACTTGGTCATCGTTTTGCAAAATGGCTTGGCTTAGAGAATGAAGGCACAATGAAAAAATATATTTCAAATAACGATCATATAAGATATGCAAGGATAATAAAATGGGATTACCAGCAGTAATAGCAGCATCAACCGCAGTCGGTGCAGTAGCCAGTATCCAGGCTGGACAAGCAGCAGAAGCAGCGGGTAAATATCAACAAACAATAGCTGAACAAAATGCCAAAACATATGAACAAAAAGCAGAAAGATCTGTTGAAATTGGTGAATACAATGTCAAAAGATTTAATAAAGATTTTGAAAAAACATTTGCTAGTGTTGAAAGAGCCTATGCTTTTTCTGGTGTAGATCCATCCAGGGGTACACCATTAGCAGTTATGGAAGATTATTTAACAGAAGCAGAAATAGAAAGAGCTAACATTAGATATAACTCATCTATTGAAGCAAACGATTATAGAGAAGCAGCTGTGATATCCAGGATGGAAGGTAGTTTAGCCAGATACCAGGGTAGACAATTACGAACTGCATCATATTTCAAAGCTGGACAAACATTACTTGGAGGAGCATCTGATATTATGTCAATAAACAGATATGCTGGATTATAATGGTACAGATACCAGAGTTTAAAGCTAAGACAGCTCCGACATCCCAGACGGGTACAAGACCAAGACCAGTTCCCGATATTACAGCAGCAGCTGCAGCTCCATTTGAAGCAGCTGCAGATTTAGCTGCAGATGTCCAGGCAGTGTCTACAAGATTTTATGAAGCACAAAAATCATTACAAAGAAAAACAGAAGCAACAAAACAAATAGATTATTTAATTAAGGGTGATGAAAATAATCCTGGATTAAATAAATTGATGTTTGATGCACAAAACAATCCAGATACAAACACTGCGTTACCACAATTTGAACAAGGATTTACAACACACAAGAATAATATTTTATCTGGAATAGAAGATAATGTAGTCAAGCAGCTTGTAGAACAAAAAGCAGATGAGTTATACACAACAAACTATGTTGATGTTCAAGCATCAGTTTGGAAAAACATTAGAGAAGATTCTATCAAAACATTAGAAGAAAATTTAAACAGAGAGTTTAATTCATACATAACAGCTGGTGGTAATACTGCAAAGAAAAATACAGCTATGAATAGTATTGAGGGATATGTAGAAGATGCAGCTAACGATGGAATACTAAGTGTTAGTAAAGAAGAATATTTACAAACACAAATGCAAAATTTACACACACTAGAAGCAGAATTATTGGCATCAGAAAATCCAGAGGTATTTTTAAAAAATTATGAAGATGGATATTACAATGAAAAAGTAAGTCCAGAAAATTTAGTAACATTAAAAAAACTTGCAGACACAAGAAAAGCTACAAATGATAAACAAACAGTGGCTGGTATCAAAACAGAAGGAACTGCGATTGCAGCACAAATTAGAGATTTTACTAGCATTACAAATGCGGACTATTTTAATATTAATACTTTTAATACTTTATTAGCTGCAGCTGTGCAGAATGATGCAGCACAAAGAGCAGTCGGATTACCTGGATTACAAAAAGAGATTGAACAATTAGCAATCATTGAACAAAATTTTAACATAATACAAAAAGCTAAAAAAGCTAATCCCGATGAAGTAAAAGAAACTTTGGATCAAGTAAGATTGGAAAACCAAAGATTATCAAAAGATCCAAATGCAGATCCATTCCAACAAAAATTATTAATTCAATTAGAAACAAGCCTGGAGAGCATTCATTCTACAATGCTAACAGAAATGCCTAACAATTTATTAAACATGGCAGAGGGTTTCGATGGTGAATTAAAATTTACAGAGTTAGATTTATTAGAACAAGATGCACAAACATTTTTACTAGCATCTGGTAATAGAAGAAAACAAGCATCAGAGGTAGCAGATTTTTATAATGTTCCATTACAGTTATTAAAAGAAGAAGAAAAAGAAAATATAAAACAAGTTTTAACAACAGGAAGCTATGATGAGAAAGTTACTGTTTTAACTAACTTAGCGATCCTGGGTAGAGAAGATTTAAAAAGTGTTTTTGTTCAATTAGGTATGGAAAAAGATGCATCCTATTACACTCATGTTGGATTAATGATTTTGGCAAATGGTGGTCGAATGGATAATACAACCATGTCTATTTTAAAAGGTGCTGAGTTAATGGGTACAGACAGAGCTAAAGATCTTTATACCATTATTGGTGAGCATATGGATGCAGCTACAATACCATTATTGCTAGTTGATTATATGCCTACATCTATGGTGAATAATTTAGAAAATTTAATGCCACAAATAGATCAATCAGCTCAGTTAATTTTTTTACACAAGTTAAGTTTGAACCAAAACAATATTTTAGGATCGAGTAGTGAAAAAGAAATACAAAAATTATATGAGCAATCTATACAAGAAGCTGCTGGTATGATGAAAAAAGGTGATGAATTTTATGGTGGTTTTCAAGATTTTAATGGTATGAAAATTTTATTACCACAAAATATGCCTAATAGTGAACCTTATCAATTTACAAAAAATAGCTCTAATTATCCTACAGTACAAGAAATGTTAGAAGATGCATTAACACCAGAGCTATTAGAAAAAGCATTTACATATGAATTTGAAACTTACTCGACTGGACAAAATACAACCATTACTGAAACAAAAAAAGTTTTGCCTGTTACTGAAATAGATGGTGAATTATCTGTAACAGATTTATTTGAGAAAGAAGGTAAGAATATATTTTTTGATGATGATGGTAAATTTTTAGATAGTATATTTTTAGAAACAGCTGACGATGGTATGTATTATATAGGGGTAGGAGATCCAAATGCTGGTACTGCAGAATATTTTAGAGATGCAGATGGTAGAGAAGTTTTGTTTAACTTAAAAAAAATTATACCAGATCTATTAGTATTGGCGATGCAGAATGAATAATATTGATTGGGATTTTATACATGAATTAGAAGGTGCTGGTCTTAGCCAGGGATACCAACCAACAAATAATTCTGGTGTAACAATAGCTAGTGGTTTTGATTTAAAAGAAAAAGATGAAGCATTTTGCCAGGCTATAGGAATAGATCAAAGAGTTATTAATAAATTAAAACCATATTTTGGTTTACATGGAGAACAAGCTAAAACATTTGCAAATTCATTAGTTTTAGAAAAAGAAGAAGTAGATCACATTGACGAATGCTCCAGGCATTTTTATGCAAAAGATCTACAAAGACAATATGAGTTATATGATCCTGTAGTTCCTTTTGAGGAGCTAGATCAAGGTCAAGCCACAGTTTTAATCTCTGTTGGTTTTCAATATGGTAGTTATAGAAGAACTCCATCGTTTATAAAATATGCAACCGATGGAAACTGGGATGCAGTCTATGAAGAACTCCAGGAGTTTGGAGATGCTTTTCCTACCAGGAGAAAAAAAGAAGCAGAATATTTAAAAAACTATGGCACAATTTAAGATATCAGAAACAAACAAAACATCTTTTTTTACAGATAATGTTCACGATAGACCAAACAGAAATAATCAATTTGGTGATAAAACTGTCAAAGCTAGACCAAGACTAGACGATGAAATAGCAAAAACTCAATACGATTTACAATTAAATTTTAGAAACTCTAACTCTGAAATGATTAATATCATGGAAGATATGGATAAAGTTACACAAGATTTTTTTAGTTTAACTGGCATTTATTACAACATGAATGATTATGTAGCAGAAGTAGACGAACCATTTATGTATTCAAACAATATAGAGTTCGATCCAGGAGGATCTTATGTTGGGGAATATTTTGGTAGTGCTACATCTATGAACCATGTCCGAGCAAAACAACAATACATTAATCGTAAAATTGAAGAATACTTTGAAAAAAATCCAGAACAAAGAGGTAGTAAATTAGGTGGTTTTAGAGA